GGTGCTTTTTTGAACTTTGGTGGTACTAATATTTACAAAGCAAATCAAATAGAACAAATTAGTAGAGCATTTACAACAGGTAAAGTACACGAAGGTGATCATATTATCTTTACAGATGCTTGGCATCCTGGTATCACTAATATTAAGTATATGAGTGAACTACTTGGCATTAAAGTTATAACACATGCACTTTGGCATGCTGGCTCATATGACCCACAAGACTTTTTAGGTAGACTTATTAATAATGCACCGTGGGTAAGACATGCAGAGAAAAGTTTCTTTCACAGTTATGATCATAATTACTTTGCAACAGACTTCCATGTAAAGTTGTTCTTTGATGAATTACTTTTAGATGGCAACAACGAACCTACAGACATGTATAACGAAGCATACAACAATAGATTCAATAACGGAAAGATTGTACGTTGCGGTTGGCCTATGGAATATGTACGCAAAGAATTAGAAGCATTTAAAGGTATGACGAAACGTAATTTAATTTTGTTTCCGCACAGAGTTGCTCCAGAAAAACAACCTGAGATATTTTTAGATTTAAAAGACACACTTACACAATATGAATTTGAAATTTGTATGGATAAAAACTATTCAAAACAAGAATACTACAACGCACTAGGAGAAGCAAAACTTGTCTTTAGTGCTAACCTACAAGAAACACTAGGTATTAGTTGGTACGAAGGTGCTTTGGTCGGCACCTTGCCTATGGTTCCAGATCGTTTAAGTTACACTGAAATGGACAATACAGGCAAGTTCTTATACCCAAGCGAATGGACAGAATCGTTTGTTTCGTATAAAGAACACAAAGACGAGATAGTTGCACGTATAATTGACTATATGGAAAATTATGACAACTACCTTGTTGACCTAAATAAACTTACTACTCAATTAAATGACAACTATTTTAGTTGCAAAAACTTACTTGAGAGGTTACAATAAAGAGGCAATCCCCTGCCTAAACATCGGAGAAATAAATGAGTAAAAGTGAAGAAATAAAAGCAAAGTTAGAACAAGATGGTGTAAGATATTGGGCTAATGATAATATTGCTGATTACATTAAAGAAGGCGATAAGCAACAATTAATTGATGAGGCAGTTCCTGCTTTTGAAAATGTATTACAAAAATTATTAATTGATACTAAAACAGATCCTAACAGTCAGGATACTGCAAGACGTATGGCTAAGATGTACATTAATGAGATTATGGCAGGACGTTATGATCCAATGCCTAATCCAAGTGCATTTCCTAACTATATTGAAGGCGGTTATGAAGGTATGTTAGTAGTGCGAAGTGAACTTACAAGTTTATGTTCGCATCATCACCAGACAGTAAAAGGTGTAGCATACATTGGTATCATTGCAGGACCTAAACTATTAGGTTTAAGTAAGTACACTCGTATTGCACAATGGTGTGCTACAAGAGGTACACTACAAGAAGAACTGAATGTTATGATTGCAAATGCAATACAAGAACAAACAGGTAGTGAACACGTAGGTGTATATGTACAAGCAACACACGGTTGTTGTGAGAACAGGGGTATTAGAGCCCACAGTTCATTAACACAAACAACAGTATTACGTGGTGCGTTTAAAGATGATCCTGCAACTAAAAAAGAATTTATTGACAATGTTAAACTGCAACAACAATTTGCATGTTAATTATTATCAATAATGAATTTAATACAGATGTCTGTGTTAAAAGGTGCAAGGCACCAAAATAGAAGGAGGAACTAATGTTCACAAAACTTTTACAGGGTGTCGATAAGGCACTTGTAACTAAACTAGTAATTTTACATACCCTTGTTATTGCGGTATCAAATTATCTAGTTACAATTAGATTTGATTTATTTCCAGGTGCAGAGTTGCCCTTGTTTGGATCATTTCCACTGGCGGCGGCGGCATTTACATTTCCGATCGTTGTAGTAGCAACTGACCTTACAGTACGTATGGTTGGTAAAGAAGCAGGTAGAGCCGTTGTAGCAATGGCTATTATTCCTGCTATCGTTGCATCAGTGCTTGTACTATTAGCACTAGGTGACGAACACGCATACAGAGTAGGTTTAGCATCAGGTACTGCATACGCAATTGGTACTATGCTTGACGTATATGTTTTCCAAGCAATTAGAGAACGTTCATCTGCATGGTGGGCGGCGCCGGCACTTTCAACAATCGTTGCAAATGTAATTGACACATACTCGTTCTTTTACGTGGCGTTTGCTGGATCAACAGATGCAGAAGGTAAATTAACATGGATTGGTGAAAACTGGCACATTGTTGCACAGAACAATACATTAACAAAGATTGTCGTAGGATTGGTAGTATTCCTTCCAGCATACGGTATTCTTTTAAAATACCTTAAAGGCAAACTTGCTGATAAATCAGTAGGTTAATTGTTTTAGTATAGTGGGGGAGAAATCCCCCACTTTTCTATATTGGAGATTCTTAAATGAATGACGATGATTACACATTTACATTAAGTGATACTTCTAATATTACGTATTCTATTAGTGATACTTACAATACAACAATGTCAACAGATAATATTACAATAGATACAAGTAGTTGGGAAGATAGATTTGATAATTTTGAGATGATTGATTTGGACTTATTAGAAAAGTATCCGACTGCAAAATCTCTTTACAAACAGTTCATAAACGTGTATAATATATGTAAAGTTAATGAAGAAATGGAAGAATAAATGTTTAGTAAGATAATGGATAAACTAGGTAGACGCAGAGTGATTACTGATCGCTCAGGAAAAATACCTTATTTGATTAGATATTATCTATTCTTAAAGGAAAGAAAAAACTTTCCATTTAATATTACACTTCATAAAGTTCTTGTAAGTGATGAACCTGTGTTACATGATCATCCATGGAGTTGGGGTGCTATTATTTTAAAAGGTGGGTATTGGGAACATGTTCCAGTATTTGCACAAGAAGGACACGTATGTGGTGCAACTTCACATTGGCGTGGTCCAGGACATATTAGATTTCGAAAGGCAAGCGACTTACATTGGTTAGAACTTGCTAAAGACAAAGACGGAAACGAACTACCATGCACAAGCATATTCTTTATGGGAAAGAAACAAAAAGAATGGGGCTTTATGCGTTGGGTAAAACATACTGGATACAGATGGGTTCATAACGAGGAGTATTTAAATGAAAGAAGTTAATGTGGAAACATATGAAGAATTAAAAGAATCAACAATAACAAAACTTAAACAAGGTGAAGTTGTTGTTACATTTACAAAAATAAACGGTGACAAAAGAGTAATGACGTGTACACTTGAAGAAGGTGTTATTCCGCCTGCAACTAAAGATGACACTGCTAGTCAAAAGAAAGTTCGTTCTATTAGTGAAGAAACACAAATAGTATGGGACACTAATGCTAAAGGTTGGCGTAGTTTTAGATGGGCAAACGTAACTGACGTTGAAACTAATGCATAAAGTATTTGTTATGACTGCTATATTACTATGTACAGGTTGTTCTACAACTGTAGCAGTAGTTGATGTAGCAACATCTACGGCAATTTATGCAGGGAAAACTGTAGTAAACACAGTAGACGCTATTACTCCTGATATTATAAACAAGGATTAAACATGATTAAGAAACATTATTACAGTTGGTCAGACGTAGAAAAAATGTGTGTTAGCATTGTAAACCAAATGTACAAAGAAAATTGGAAACCTGATTACATTGTAGGTATTACAAGAGGCGGAAACGTTCCTGCTACTATTATTAGTAACATGACAGGCATACGTTGTGAATCATTTAAAGTAAGTTTACGTGATGGTGAATCAGGTAAGACTGGCGATAGCATGACTTGGATGGCTAGTGATGCATATGGCTATGACGATGAAGGTTCGTACAATGCTGAAATGGGTCAATTTAAAAATAACCCTGAACAAGAAAGAAAAATTCTTATTGTAGATGATATTAATGATACAGGTGCAACATTTAATTGGATTAAAGATGATTGGCAAAACTGTTGTTTACCAGACAGTCCTTTATGGAACCAAATTTGGGGTGACAACGTTAAGTTTGCTACACTAACAGAAAATTTAGCAAGTGAGTTTGATCAAGTATCTTATTACTGTCATGAAGTTAACAAAGCAGAAGAGGATGTTTGGTTAGTATATCCTTGGGAAAACGTAGGAGAATACTAATGGCTAAAGAAAAACAACCAGCACAACCACAAAATATTGAATCAAACGGTATCTATGTTTTAATGGATCAAATTAATCATGCAACTTGTCGAGAAGCAATTAAGTGGATAATGAATCACAACCTAAGTGATAATCCATTACCACAATTAACAATTATTATAAATTCACCAGGTGGTGATGTTCATGCCGCTTTTGCATTAATTGATACTATGAAAGCAAGTAATATTCCTATTAAAACAGTAGGACTAGGACTTATTGCAAGTTGTGGATTTTTAATCTTTATTGCAGGGAAAAAAGGTAAACGTATTCTTACTCCTAATACTGCAATCCTTTCACATCAATACAGTTGGGGTAGTAGAGGAAAAGAACATGAGTTATATGCTCGTGTAAAAGAATTTGAATTAAGCACACACCGTATGATAGATCATTACAAAAAATGTCTTGGTATGACAGAGGCTAAAATTAAAGAAATTTTACTTCCGCCACAAGACGTTTGGTTAAGTGCTACTGAAGCCAAGAAATTAAAAATATGTGATAAAATAGAGGAGTTATACTAATGAGTAGCAAATTTGATGGACCACTTGTAAGTGCTTTTGAAAGCGATCCTACAGGTGTAGTAAAACAAGAACTAGTTACGTACCGTATTAAAGATGGTATGTTGCGTAAAGAAGTAACAACACGTAAATTTAATTCAGATCAAACAGACTGGCACGATAGCAATACTGTTGATCCTATGGTTAAGATCAGCGAGGAATAAAACATTGGCAACACTGCAAGAAAAAGAACACACACTAGAAACTATTAAAGGTCCTAGATTTTATCGTATCATGCTTAACGGATACGGCGGCGAACATGTGTACGGAACATTAACTCAAGAACAGTATGATTTTTGGAAGCCTATTGTAGAAGAACACGGTGATAGCGATTTATGTAATTATGCACTTAATGCTGAAGAAGGTGATTTTAATTTTGAAAATATTGATGAAGTTCCACCTGAGGCAGACTTTTTAATGAGTGCAGGTAGTGACGGCAAGGAGTGGCGTAGTAGTTGGTTTGAAATGCCAACTGAATTTGAACATGTTAATAATGTTTCTATAGATAGTGCTTACATTACTGTAGACGAAGTTAGCGGAGATGATTATTCTGCAGAACATATTAGAGATATTGTCGAAGGAGAAGATTTAAATGAATGGGTTAATAAAATTGATGAAGACTCTGATAACGAAGTTGAAATTTTACAACCTCAAGACGATGCGTACCCAGAAAAAGGAACACGCATTATCCAAATGCTCTCAATGGAAAAAGGTACATTTTTTGAAGGAATAGTAGAAACTATTGGTGACTTTGATGCTAAAAAATTAAAAATACATATGTACGAACTACCTAATGGTGAAGATACTGTGTCGGCAGTTTATTACAATGATGCTGAAATAGACAATCAAGGTGGAGATACTAATGGCAAAGGATATAGTGCCGCTATTTGGACACAGGATTTTTAATGACTGATACTTTAGAAAAAGCACAATCTGAAGGTCGAGCACCGTGGACTGAAGTTGAAATTGACACACGTGATTTTGTCGTTTACAATGATATCTATCCTGTTACACAAGGACATACACTTGTTGTACCTAAAGAAAATACAGAAGAAGCAATCTTAAAATGTTTTAAATTTGCTAATTCAATGGGCAATGATAATATCAAATCAGATAATAATAACATTACAGGATATAATGTAGGTATTAATATGGGTAAGAGTGCAGGACAAACTTGCATGTATCCACATGTACATTTAATTTTCCGTAGAGACGGAGATATGATCGATCCAGCAGGCGGAATTCGTGGTGTTATTCCAGAAAAACAAAAGTATTCCAAAAAAAATAATAGTCAAATGGACATAGAAGATGTTATTAACGGTTGACAAAAACCTAAATAAACACTATAATATACACAATAGGAGAATAATATGCAGAAACTAAGATACTCAGAAGCATTTTATAGTGTACAAGGTGAAGGTAAGTTTGTAGGAGTACCAAGTGTGTTCTTACGTACCTTTGGTTGTAACTTTCGTTGCATGAACTTTGGTTTAGAAAATGAACCAATGCGAGATGAAAAACAAAAGGCTGGAATTATTCGTAATCAGGAAGTACAAGATTTGTTAGATGCTGGTGTACATGAAACTACAAAAGAGTTTAACGACTTGCCTATTATACACACAGGTTGTGATACATATGCAAGTATCTATCCTGAGTTTAAGAAGTTTAATAAACAAGCAACTGTAGACGAAGTAGTTGAACACTTGTTAAGTTTATTACCAGAAGGTAAATGGACTATGGACAACGGTCAAGACATCCATTTAATTATGACAGGCGGCGAACCTTTGTTGGCATGGCAACGATTGTACGTAGAATTATTTGAGCATCCACGTATGCAGGATTTAAAAAATGTTACATTTGAAACAAACACTACACAAACTTTACACAACGATTTATTCAACTATCTCAACAATCAGGACAGAATCCAAGTCACTTGGTCTTGTTCCCCAAAACTTTCAGTTAGCGGAGAACCTTGGGAAACTGCTATCAAACCTGATGTGGCTCAGCAGTATAACACTGTTACTGATAGCGACATGTATCTCAAGTTTGTTGTCGCTACTGATAAAGATTTTGATGAAGTTACAAAGGCTGTGGACGCTTACAGAAATGCCGGGGTGGAATGTCCGGTATATCTTATGCCGTTGGGTGGACGCAGTGAAGAATATGTTCTCAACGTCAAAGAAGTCGCAGAAGCATGTATGGAAAGAGGATGGAGATTCACTCCAAGACTACACATCAGCCTATTCGGAAATGCCTGGGGAACTTGATAAGTTGAGAGAATATAAAAACAGTCAACATGAAAAGGCAATGAAGGCTGAAATTAAAAAACCACTCGATGAAGAATTGAGAGAAAAAGGACTACTATGATAGATAAACTAAAAAAGTTGTTTACAAAAGATAAGATCCCTGCTACAGTATCTAAAGAAAAAAGTACAGATGCTAAAGCAGAAGCAACAAAAAAGAAAGAAGCATACGTAACTGTTCTTAATGTTGAAATGAAGGATAACAATCCACGTAACGGGTTCTTTGAACTTGACTGGAATGAATACTTTATTAAAGAACTAAGAATAAACGGATATAACGGTGCAACAGAAGAAGAAATTGTAGATGCATGGTTTAAAGAACTTTGTGGTAACGTAGCACAAAGCGATGGTGTTGCTAGTGAAGAAAAACCAATGGGTGCAGGATACATTAACACAAAGAAGATTAGCGACGATAAGTCTGAGATTAGTTAATGGACCAACAAGGGGAAATTGTAGGTTTGTTTCCCAACGTTCTAGCACGTAAAGTTTGGAACGAAGGAAACAAGTTCAATTTGGATATGAAACATCTGTTTTATCAAATTGAAGAAAAATTTCCTATGGATAGTACATCTTTTAACTTGACAGATCACTACTATACCAGTTATAATAAAGTATTAGACAAACAATTAATAGAATATGATGAAATGAAACCTTTTGTAAATTTTTTATCTGACAATGTTAGAAAACTTAACGACTTTATGGGTTTTACAAAAGAACATGAATTCACTATTAAAGACATGTGGTTTGCTATTAACAGAAAAGGCAGTTACCACGAAACGCACACACATACTCCTAGTATTTGGAGTGGTGTGTATTATGTAGAAGCACACGAAGATGATGCTTCATTAAACTTTTTTAGTCCTGCGATATCAGACAATCATTGGGCTAGTAATGTAATAAACGAATACAATGACTTTAATACAACACAAGTTAGTTTTAAGCCTAGTACAAGTATGTTAAACATCTTTCCTGGGTATTTGAAACATAGTGTTGCACAACAAAGACACGAACGTGATAGAATTGCAATTAGTTTTAATATTGTATAAGGAGATGAGATGGATAATGTAAAGTTTAAAAAAGAAAATCGCAGAGCAGAGATAGTTGAAGAAACACACTACGTAGTTAAAATGTATGTAGGTGATGAATTAGTAGAAGAACGCCCAATCGTAGGACATAGTAAAAGATATGCAGAAGACTGTGCTGAAAATTGGACAAATGGTATAATTTAAGTTAGGAGAACACATGACATATATTTTAGTAGATACTGCAAACACTTTTTTCCGTGCTAGGCACGCCGTAAGAGGTGATGCTGATGTTAAGATTGGCATGGCTTTACACACAACATTACAAAGCATACGTAAAGCATGGCAAGACTTTAATGGCAGTCATGTTGTTTTTTGTTTAGAAGGACGCAGTTGGCGTAAAGATTATTACGAACCTTACAAACGTAACAGACAAGTTGCTCGTGATGCTCTTACAGTTTCACAACAAGAAGAAGAAAAAGTATTTTGGGAAACATTCGATGACTTTAAAGACTTCTTAACTAATAAAACAAATTGTACTGTATTACAACATAAACAATTAGAAGCAGATGACTTAATTGCTGGTTGGATACAATCACATCCTAATGATGATCATGTTATTATTAGTACCGATGGTGACTTTGCACAACTTATTGCACCTAATGTAAAGCAATACAATGGTGTACAAAAAGTAACTATTACACACGAAGGTTACTTTGATGACAAAGGCAAGGAAGTTATAGACAAGAAAACTAAACAAACTAAAGGTGCACCTGATCCGCAATGGTTATTATTTGAAAAGTGTATGCGTGGTGACACAAGTGACAATGTATTCAGTGCTTATCCTGGTGTTCGTAAAAAAGGCACTAAGAACAAAGTAGGCTTACTAGAAGCATTTGAAGATAGAACAACTAAAGGCTACAACTGGAATAATATGATGCTACAACGTTGGACTGATCACTTAGGTGAAGAACATAGAGTATTAGATGATTATACACGTAATGTTACATTATGTGATTTGTCAGCACAACCTGATGATATTAGAAGCATTATTAATGATGCTATAGATGCTGTAGAGCCTAAAGAAATTAGTCAAGTAGGTATTCGTTTAATTAAGTTTGCGAATAGTTATGAACTTAATAAAATTACAGAACAAGCAGAAACATTTGCTAAACCATTAAATGCAAGATACGGAGGTTAAAATGACAAAAGAAAAAGAACTTGAAGCAAAACAATTAGTACCTAATAAATTTTGGATAGTACAAAACTATGGTCAAAAAGTAGGAACACTACAGAAAAACAAAGAAGGGTATGTTCTTGTTACACACAAAGATAAAATTCATTTTGAAAGTGTAGAAAAAGTTTATGATGCATTTGGTAAAGACTTTTTTGAACATACTACTACAAAGAAAATTAAAGATAGTAAGGTAATGGAAGTACACGGATTTCCTACAAGCACACAAGCATGGAATCCATTGTTAGATGTACAAAATAATCTACCTCTTTACAGTAAAAGCAGAAAATCTAAAAGTTTATATTGTGCAGGTTACTACACAATTAGATTTGCTAAAGGTTGGGTAAAAAGTTTTTGTCCTAAACTTATAACACTACAACGTTATGACTATAAAGGGCCGTTTACAACAGAACTAGAAATGCGTCAGGTTTTATCAAATGTCTCGAAATCCAGTTAATACTATTCCAATAGAAAACTTTTTGCAGAAGGCAAAGGTTGCAACTAAAACTCAACAACGTGAACTTAAACTAGATTCTAAAGAATATAAAGACTTGTCAGATAGTATAGCAGTATTAATGACAAGACTAGTAGAACTACAAGATAAACGTCTACAACAACCACAAGACGTAAGTGTAGATATAAAAATGGACGGCGGAAACTTCTAAAAAACGATAAATATATACGTAGTTAACTAAAAGGAATTGCGTATAATGAGTAGACCTAAACCAAATATATTGTTAGAATTTACTGACAAGAACACCTATCGTAGAGAAGAAGTGCTAGATGCAGAAGCAATATGGGCAGTCTTCTATCAGGGTAAACCTTTTAATCTTAAAAGTTCAAATTCAATTTCACCTACTCCAGGACCTAAATATAAAAAGACTTCATTCTCTAATCCAGGACATGCAATTAATTTGGCTAAGAAATTAAACTCTACATTTAAATCTGCAGAGTTTGAAGTTTACAAGTTAACTAAAGGCGATAAAATCGCATAATGGATATTAAAGAAGCATACACTAAAACTTTCATGATCTCCGCAGGACAAGAAAATATACTTGATACTGAGATTAAGAAAAACTATATGCTTTGGTGGCAGAATACACGCATGAAAGGCGACAGCGGATTACGCCTAACTAAAGACGGCTTTGATTTTGCTGTTGATCATGCAGATTTAGCCACATATGAAATAAAATTTCCTAACGAGATAAAGTTTACACCACAAGTATTCTTATACTTAGATAACTTTATTGATTGTCCGTATTACGTTACGAAGAAAAGAATATATGTATTCAGCGAAAAAATGGGTCTACAACTTATGATGTTTGCTGGAGATATTAAGCAATATGGCCTTGCTCGTGCTATGGCACAAGAACTAGACGACTAATCATTCATTTTGGACAGTTTTTTATTAAAAATAGTGGAATAACCGGTTGACTTTTTGCTAGTTGAGTGTATTATAGTATTATAGTTAGAAACAAAAGGAGCATAGCAAAATGGCACAAACAACAGAAGCACGTACAGTTACACCAAACGAGGCGAAATCAGCAGTACAACACGCAATGAAATTGAAGCGTCCTATCTTTATGTGGGGACCTCCAGGCATTGGTAAATCAGATATTATGGCACAGATTAATGGGTCATTAGATAATTCACATTTGATAGATATTAGACTATCACTTTGGGAGCCTACAGATATTAAGGGTATACCTTACTACTCTGCAAACGACAATGTAATGGCGTGGGCACCACCAGCAGAACTTCCAACAGAAGAATTTGCATCACAATTTAAAAGCATCGTTCTTTTCTTAGATGAAATGAATTCTGCGGCACCGGCAGTACAGGCGGCCGCTTACCAACTTATTCTAAACCGTAAAGTTGGTACATACAAACTTCCAGACAATGTTGTAATTGTTGCGGCAGGTAACCGTGAAACTGATAAGGGTGTTACTTATCGTATGCCGGCACCACTTGCTAACAGGTTTGTACACTTAGAACTACGTGTCGACTTTGAAGATTGGTTGACATGGGCGACAGAACATAAAATCCACGCAGACGTTGTGGGTTACTTGACTTTTGCAAAACAAGATCTATATGATTTTGATCCTAAGTCAAGTTCAAGAGCATTCGCAACTCCACGTTCTTGGAGTTTCGTAAGCGAACTTCTCGATGATAACTTGCAAGAGTCTACACTAACAGACTTGGTAGCAGGTTCAGTCGGCGAAGGCCTGGCAGTTAAATTTGCGGCACACCGTAAGGTTGCGGCGAAACTGCCTAATCCAACAGACATACTTAATGGCAAGGTTAAGACTATGGAGACGAAAGAAATTTCGGCAATGTATTCACTAACTGTAAGTATGTGTTATGAACTTCAAGAGGCGTTCAAACGCAAGGAGAAGGGTTGGACACAAATGGCAGATAACTTCTTTGGTTTTATGATGGATAATTTTGAAACTGAACTAGTTGTAATGGGTACGCGAGTTGCTATCGCTACTTACAAACTGCCATTTTCGCCAAAAGACTTGAAAAACTTTGACCGTTTCCATGACAAGTACGGCAAGTATGTTCAAGCCGCTATGGCATCCTAACTAACTATAGAGGGGGTCTTCGGATCCCCTCGCTTCTTTTCTAAAGCATCACTTTCAAAAAGGATTCAAAAATGTTAGCAAATCCGGTAAGTACTACTGACATGGATTTTGAAGAACGCCTAAAAATGGATTGGTTCTCTCGTAGAGCCGAACAAAATGAAATTATCAAAGACTTTCTTCTTGATAAAATTTACTATCATCAGCCAGAAATAGATGTTGTATATACAGCAGATTTTTTACGCAATCTTACATACGAAGATCTACTAGAACTTGCAATAGGCTGTGTTAACAAAGATATTACTATTACACTAGGCTACGGTAGTGATTTTGATGACTATTCGGATGCAAAGTTTACAACCAGTCAATTTAGAAATAACGACAAAAAACGTGGCAGTTGGACACACACTTTTTCAGTTCCAGGTACTAAACACAAAGAAGGATTAGTAAGGATCTGTGGATACAATACAATCGATAAAAAGTTTTATTTCTTTTGTATTCCTGCTAACGAAATACAAGGTAAATTAGAAATTGTAATTCATAATAAAAGTGGAATTACTGAAGAACCAGATTTTAATTGTGATCCACAACGACATCGTAAATGGTGGAGTTATGAATGTGCAAGTTTTGAAGAAATGGCAACAATCAATAAACCACCAATACAGCCAAACAAGTTTTTCCAAATCATTTGACCTCTAGATAACTTTCTGTTATACTAATTACATTACAAAGCAAAAAGGATTTTAAAAATGCAAACAGTAGATCTTGCAATTTGGCTAAGAGAAAACATCGACTGGCACAAGTATACCACACTGGTTAAAACTATCGGTGATGAACTCAACGAACGTAAACTTCGCTTTGATAAAAGTGATTTATTAGAACGTTCTTTAGAACTGTTTAGTAACAATGAAATGATATATGTTAACCTAGAGGGTGTAGATCATATTGGTCCTGAAGCATCAACAATCGAAATGAAATACACTGAAGGTAGTTTGTTTACTCGTAAAAAGAAACAAAAGAAAAAGAACGTGTCCGATCTACAACTAATGAACAGTAGAGGATCAAGTGCTGGAAGAACATTACCGCCAGGATATGCAGACTTTTTACTAATATGCGATACTGATAGTGCGGCGGTTATTGCCAAACAAGACCTAATTAACTTTGTAGTCGATGCAGGTGATGGCTTAAAAACCTCCAAACTACCAAGTCATATGGTACAATATGTATTTGTTCCAGGTGAGTATAAACCACAAGATCTAGTAGAATCTAAATCATACAAAGACGCTAAAAAGAAGATGCAACAAGACTTTTTAGCACAATTTTAGGTTGACAAATACCTAGTTGATGCTATAATGTAAGTATAGTTAGAAAGTTAGGAGCAAAAATATGTCACAAGAAACAACCGCAGTAGAGCAAACAATGTTAGATGGTAAGATCTATGATAAAGATCCTGCTGTCGATAGTGTTAAAGTAAAAGAAAGATTAACAACTGCAAGAATTGCATTGCTAATCCGTCAGCCGTTTTTTGGTAATTTAGCAACACGCCTTAAAATTATTGATGCAACAGACTGGTGTGCAACTGCCGCAACTGATGGTAAAAACTTTTATTACAATGAAAACTTTGTAAACAGTCTTAATCAAAAGCAAACTGAATTCTTGTTTGGACATGAAATCCTACACTGTGTTTATGATCACTTTACACGTAGAGATGACCGTGATGCACAAATTTATAACATTGCCGCTGACTATTGTGTTAACGGTGATTTGATTCGTCATAACATTGGCGAAGTAATTACACAAGTAAAACCATTTCACGATGCAAAATATTATGGTTGGGCTTCTGAAGAAGTATACGATGACATCTTTAAAAAGTATGATCAAGAACAACTTGAACAATTAGGTAGATTGCTTGACGAACATATTGATTGGGAAAAAGGTAAAGGACAAGGTCCTGCAGGTAAAACTAAAAAGAGTAAAAGTGGTAAAGGTAAACAACCTTCTTACTCAAAAGAAGAATTGAAAAAGATACGTGACGAAATGAAAGAAGCAATGGTATCAGCGGCACAGGCGGCTGGTGTTGGTAATGTTCCTAAAGGTGTAGCAAGATTGATTAAAGATCTTACAGAGCCTAAAATGAATTGGCGTGAACTACTTAATCAACAGATTCAAAGTGTTATTAAGAGTAACTATACATTTATGCGTCCATCACGTAAAGCATGGCACACAGGTGCAGTACTTCCTGGTATGGATTTTGATCAAACAATTGACATTGCTATTGCACTTGATATGTCAGGATCAATTGCTAATGCAGAAGCACAAGACTTCTTAAGTGAAGTTAAAGGCATTTGTGATCAATATGATGATTACAAAATTAAAGTATGGTGCTTTGATACTGAAGTGTACAATGAACAAGACTTTACACCAGACTCAGGTGTAACTATTGAAGATTACGAATTACACGGAGGTGGTGGTACAGACTTTGATGCTAATTGGGTATATATGAAAGAGAATGATATTCAACCTAAAAAACTAATTGTATTCACAGACGGTTACTCATGGAACTGGGGTGACGAAAACTATTGTGATACAATTTGGGTTATACATTCAGATACTTCAATTGAAGCACCACATGGCATTACTTGCCATTATGATGCTAAAGGCGAAATGGCGGCATGAGGTTTTTACACGACAAACCTAATCCATTAAATGTATTAGAAATACGTGAAATAAACTTTTGTCCAAAATCATGGACTACTGTAATGATAAAAGGTAATCCATGGGATATTACATCAAATATAGATTTTTGTAGACAATGGATTTACAATAATCTAAGCGGAAGATTTTGTATTATTAGTGATACAGAACTAGTAGATAACAAAATTGAAATTGTGTATAAGGTTGGTTTTGAACAAGGTTCTGAATCAACTATGTTTAGTTTGGGTTGCTCAGTTTTACACACCGAGACCCTAACAACGTACTAATTACTAGTGTTATAACAAACAAACTTAATTAAGGAGTTAACTTAAATGACAGAAGAAACTAAAACGACTCAGGCGGCACCAGCAGTTGCACCTCAGTCTGAAGCACCAGTAAAAGGTGCACCAGATCTTACAGTACAAGATCTACAAGCATTAAAGGCAATCATCGACGTTGCAAGTCAACGTGGTGCATACAAGCCAAACGAAATGGAAGTTGTTGGCCGTACTTACAATAGACTAGACACTTTCTTAGCGGCAATTACGCCTAAAACAGAATCAGCAGACGGTGAAGCACCAGCAAC